GCAGAAAGCCTTGCAAAGGCAGATGCCGAGGAAAACGGAACGACCTTTGAGGAAATCGACAGCATCGACTTTACGGAAAAGGAAATCGATGACAATGCCCTTTTCGATGAGGAGTACGAAAACGCCTGCGAATTTGAATGGGAGTGCCAGACCGGACGGTAACCCAAAACCCACAATCCAAGACCAAAGCCCCGAAAGGGGCTGCGGCTCGTACAGCCGCTGTGTTGCCCTGTCCGGCGTAGTTTTGTTTCCTCCGAGTGGTTTTCCCTTTCCCACAAATGCCCCACACAGGGCAACGTGGGGCTTGCTTTTTTGGTTGGTATCATACACAATTTTCTGCTTTCATCTTTGTGCAGAATATGCCGGAAATTTCGTTGACTTCTCCTTTGGTTTATGGTAATATACATCATGCCGAAAGGCAAAAACAACGAAAACCGGAGGAAAAAACAATGTGGACAGAAGGAACGATTCGGGTTGGAGCAAGCGTATTTCACTACTGGGTGAAACACTATGAGGAGCCTTCCACTTTTGGATATGAGGAAGGCAGAGCTTCGAAAATCTCCCTGCGGCGGAATGGCAAAACGGTGTTCAATTTCGACCGGGGCATGGATATTCCGCCGGAGGATAAGGAAACTGAAACTGCACTGGCAATCCTGCTGAAACAGTACAACTAAACCAAACAAAATTTCACACAAAAAAGCCGGAGCCGAAAGGCTCTGGCGGTCGTACCGGAAAAATTTCTATTGGTGTATCTTACACAAGAAAACGGCGAAATTTCTACGTTTTTTCTGTCTGTTTAGCCGCTTGCTATGCTTGCTTTTGTATGGTAATATGGTTACAATGGGAATGGAATCTCGATTACAAAACTGCCCCTTGAGGGCGTTAAAATAAATGATACAGACTTGCTTTTTGGCAGGTCTTTTTTGTTAGGAGGTGATGCAATGGCAAGATTCAGACCGACACGCTTTATGGCAGAAGATTCCAAATACAATAAAAAGGCGGCAGACTATGCCGTCTCTTTTATTGAGTGCCTCAGCCACACCAAAGGCACCTGGGCAGGAAAGAAATTTGAACTGCTGGACTGGCAGGAACAAATTATCCGTGACCTGTTTGGAATCTTAAAACCGAACGGCTATCGGCAATTCAACACGGCTTACATTGAAATTCCCAAGAAGAATGGCAAATCAGAGCTTGCTGCTGCCGTTGCTCTGCTATTAACTTGCGGTGACGGCGAAGAACGTGCCGAAGTCTACGGCTGTGCTGCCGACCGACAACAGGCTGCCATTGTATTTGACGTAGCAGCGGATATGGTACGAATGTGCCCTGCCCTTTCCAAGCGGGTGAAAATCCTGACCTCACAAAAGCGTATCGTGTACATCCCGACCAACAGTTTCTATCAGGTGCTTTCGGCAGAAGCCTATTCCAAGCATGGTTTCAACATTCACGGAGTTGTGTTTGATGAACTGCATACGCAGCCGAACAGAAAGCTGTTCGATGTTATGACCAAAGGCTCCGGCGATGCCAGAATGCAGCCTTTGTATTTCCTGATTACCACAGCCGGAACGGACACAAATTCTATTTGCTATGAAGTTCACCAGAAAGCAAAGGACATTTTAGAAGGCAGAAAACATGACCCTACTTTCTATCCGGTCATTTACGGTGCAGATGAATCTGAGGACTGGACTGATCCGAAGGTTTGGAAAAAAGCAAATCCGTCACTCGATAAGACCATCGGAATGGATAAGGTGGTGGCTGCGTGTAATTCTGCAAAGGAAACTCCCGGTGAAGAAAATGCTTTTCGACAACTGCGTTTGAATCAATGGGTAAAACAAGCGGTGCGTTGGATGCCGATGGAAAAGTGGGACAAATGCAAGGTCGCTTTTGATGAAGAGATGCTTGCAGGTCGTATCTGCTACGGTGGGCTTGACCTTTCCAGTACAACGGATATTACAGCTTTCGTGCTTGTCTTTCCACCTACTGAAGATGATGAACATTATTATGTTCTGCCTTACTTCTGGCTGCCGGAAGAAACACTGCCACTCAGAGTAAGACGTGACCATGTTCCATATGATGTATGGGAACGGCAAGGCTACTTGAAAACCACTGAGGGAAATGTGGTTCACTATGGCTTTATTGAGAATTTCATCGATGAACTGGGGCAGAAATTTCACATCAAAGAAATTGCATTTGACCGTTGGGGTGCGGTGCAGATGTCACAGAATCTGGAGGGGCTTGGTTTTACGATGGTGCAGTTCGGGCAGGGTTACAAAGATATGTCACCACCGACCAAAGAACTGATGAAGCTTACTCTGGAACAGACGCTTGCCCACAACGGACATCCTGTCCTCCGTTGGATGATGGATAATATTTTTATTCGCCGTGACCCTGCCGGAAATATCAAGCCGGATAAAGAAAAATCCACAGAGAAGATCGACGGTGCAGTTGCCATGATCATGGCTCTTGACCGTGCAATTCGCTGTGGATGTGTGTCTGATGAATCGGTTTATGATACGAGGGAGATGCTGGTGTTATAGGTTTGATTATCTTTGCAAACTGGAATTTATGTGTCTATATTTTCCTTTAGATAAGCACTAAATCTTTGAATGATTGCTGTTTCAGCTACGAAAGAGCATTTTAAATTTCCTGAAATATTTATTTTCAAATTACCATCTTGGGAAGAAATGTTGATATTTCCATGCATATAGCCTTCCTTTAGTGCCAATTCAAACTCTGATATAACAGAAAATGATATTTCAACCGAAACAGTATTGCAGTCATTCCACTTCGCAGGCGGGTTATCTGGATAAATTGGTAGTTCGAAAATGATAGATACTTCCTCACCATCTCTTTTCAAGGAGATTTTATTTATTTCAACATCTTTCAACGCTGGAACATCTCTATACAGTTGTTTTAAAGAATTATTCTGTATCAATTTATCATACCACATAAATTGACCTCCTGACTGTCAAATTCCGATTTGTAAGGCAGATGCCCTACACTTAGTTTCACATATTATACCACACCCATATACGAAAAGTCAAGAAAGGACGTGATTTTATGGGAATTTTCAGCGGACTCTTCAAGTCCAGAGATAAGCCTCAAAACAGCTATGACAGCCCGTCCTACACATATTTTTTCGGCAGAAGTAATGCAGGAAAAAGAGTCACCGACAGAACCGCCCTACAGCATATTGCGGTTTATGCCTGCGTGAGAGTGCTGTCAGAAGCAATTGCACAGCTGCCGCTTCATGTGTACAAATACAACGATAAGGGAAAAGAGCGAGTGCCACAGCACCCGCTTTACTTTTTGCTCCACGATCAACCAAATCCTGAAATGACCTCTTTTGTTTTCCGAGAAACCTTGATGTCCCACCTGCTGATTTACGGCAATGCCTATGCACAGATTATCCGAAATGGCAGAGGTGATGTTTTAGGATTGTATCCTCTGATGCCTGACAAAATGAAGGTTGACCGCGATGAGAAAAACCGCCTGATATATATTTACAGCCGTTACGATGAGGCAAATCCGAATCTGAAAGAACAGGGCGACATCGTTCTTTATGCTGATGAAGTCCTGCACATTCCGGGTTTAGGATTTGACGGACTGGTTGGATATTCGCCGATTGCACTTGCGAAAAATGCAATCGGCATTTCTATTGCCTGTGAGGAATATGGGGCATCGTTTTTCGGAAATGGTGCTTCACCAAGTGGCGTGTTAGAACACCCCGGAGTGATCAAAAATCCGGAGCGTGTGCGTGATGCTTGGCAAAGAGCCTATGGCGGAAGAAACGCTCACAAGGTCGCAGTTTTAGAGGAGGGCATGAAGTTCACACCCATTGCAATTCCGAATAATGAAGCACAATTTCTGGAAACCAGAAAATTTCAGATTGAGGAAATTGCAAGAATGTACAGAGTGCCGCTTCATATGATCGGTGACCTTGACCACGCAACATTCAGTAACGTAGAGCATTTATCCCTTGATTTCGTGAAATACAGCCTTGACCCTTGGATCGTTCGCTGGGAGCAGTCCTTACAAAAAGCACTTCTTTCTGATTCTGAAAAGGGGCAGTATTTCGTGAAGTTCAATGTGGACGGACTTCTGCGTGGTGATTATGCTTCCCGTATGCAAGGCTATGCTACCGCAAGACAAAACGGCTGGATGTCGGCAAATGACATCCGAGAACTTGAAGATATGAATATGCTTTCTGATGAAGATGGAGGTAATCTGTATCTTGTAAATGGCAGCTTTACAAAACTTGCTGATGCAGGTGCATTTGCAAATCCAAAAAAGGAGGAAAAAACCGAATGAAGAAATTCTGGAACTTTATCCAAAATGAAGATACATCAGAAACGGAACTTCTGTTTAACGGTCCTATCTCTGAAGATACCTGGTGGGGCGATGTGCGCTCGGATAGGGTGTAAGTAAATGTGAAATTGGTAACACACAGAATAGGTAATTCTGTAAGCGACCCAACTAACCGAAAGGCGAAAGCTGATACGGGAACATAGCACGTTGGGGAAGCGGTAAGTTTCCTAAAGGCAATCAAGAACGACTGAACCGCAACGCTAAGCAGATAAGAGGATAAAACTGTATTTGTTGAATGTGAGTTTCAAGTCCCAGTTAACCAATGGTTAAGGAAATTTGCCTGATACCTTAAATATGAATGCGATTTATTATCATCTCCAATAAATTATTGCCTCAATATTCATATGACGTGCAAGAGAACTTGTGCAAACGAAACGAAAGCATATCCGACAATCTGCAACCAGTTATTTACACTAACCGAGGATACCCTAAAGGTCAATGCTGAAAAGCTATGATTTAAGAATCTGAATATGACCCAAGGGTACGGAGTTTCCATAGTAGTCCGAGGACGGTAACACCGTCTGCATGGCGAAGGGAAACAGTTGTTATGGTCAAAAATGAAGAAAGTTAGGGAGGAAAACCTCAATGGCTGAAATGCAACCAACAACCGAAATTTTGACGAGAATAAGCAAAAACTCATTGAACAATAAAGATGAAGTGTTTACACGTCTGTTCAGATATTTATTGCGGGAGGATATATGGTTTGAAGCATACAGAAATCTGTATGCAAATAATGGTGCATCAACAAAAGGTGTAAATGATGACACTGCCGACGGCTTTAGTGAAAGAAAAATACAGAAAATCACAGAACAGCTGAAAAACGGCAAATTTAATCCAACGCCGGTAAGACGCACATATATACAAAAAAAGAATTCTAATAAAATGCGTCCACTTGGTATTCCGACATTTACAGACAAACTTGTACAGGAAGCTGTACGCATGATTTTAGAAGCAATATATGAACCTATATTTCATGAATGTTCTCATGGTTTCAGACCAAACAGGAGCTGTCATACTGCTTTAAAAAGTCTGCGTATGAAATTCACAGGTGCAAAATGGTTCATAGAGGGTGACATCAAGGGCTGTTTTGACAATATTAACCATGATGTACTGATAGGAATACTGAACAAAAAAATCAAAGACGCAAGATTAATACAGCTTATTCAACAATTTCTGAAAGCAGGCTATCTTGAAGACTGGATATATCACAGGACATACAGCGGTACACCGCAGGGAGGAATCATTTCTCCCATACTGGCAAATATCTATCTGCATGAACTGGATAAGTTTGTAGAAAATCTAAAAGAGGAATTTGATAAACCGAGCAAAGAAAAGTATACTCCCGAATACCGAAAAGCAAAATATCAGACAGAAAAAGCACGAAAAGCAATCAGAGAGTGCGACCCGCAGGATTATGAGCGAAAAAAACAGCTAATTAAAAATTTGAAAGCAGTCCGCAGTGTTCAGCTTAAAACTCCATGCAAATCACAGACAGACAAAAAAATTCAATATATTCGTTATGCTGATGATTTTATTCTATCAGTAAATGGAAGTTGTGAAGAATGCATCGAAATAAAAAAGAAGCTGTCACAATACATCAGCGAGGTGCTTAAAATGCAGCTCAGTGATGAGAAAACGCTGATAACTCACAGCAGTAATCATGCAAGATTTTTAGGTTACGACATCAGTGTAAGAAGAAATGCCAAAATTAAAAGCAAAAATGGCGGAGTTTCATTGAGAACATTGAATAATAAGGTTGAACTTTTAATTCCATTAAAGGAAAAAATCAACCGTTTCATGTTCGATAAAGGTGTCATCTTTCAAAAAAAGGATGGCTCTCTGTTTCCTACTCATCGCAGCTATATGATACATATGTCAGACCTTGAAATCATATCAACATACAATTCAGAGCTGAGAGGAATCTGCAATTATTATAATTTAGCAAGTAATTACTGCCAATTGCGTTACTTTGCTTATCTAATGGAATATAGCTGTCTGAAAACACTGGCGGCAAAACATAATACCAAGATTTCAAAGATAATAGCAAAGTTTAAAGACGGGAAAGGCGGATGGGGAATCCCATATGAAACTAAAAGCGGTAAAAAACGCTGTTATTTTGCTAAATACTCTGATTGCAAAGACTCAAAAGATGGTACGGACAATATCTCAAACGCAGCCGTAATATATGGCTATTCAAGAAATACACTTGAAGAACGCTTAAAAGCAAAGGTTTGCGAACTGTGTGGGGACACAAATGCAGAATACTATGAAATTCATCACGTTCATAAAGTGAAAGACCTGAAAGGTAAAAACGATTGGGAACGTGCAATGATAGCCAAAAGGCGAAAAACATTGGTGTTATGCAGGAATTGCCACCATAAAGTTCATAATCAATGAGTTGATTTTATTTTATATAACAATGGAGAGCCGTGTACTCCGAGAGGGGTAAGCACGGTTCGGTGAGGGGTCTGTATAAACCTACTATGGAAACATAGCAAGGCGATACTTTCCTACTCTACGAGATCACGCCGGGACTATTTAAAGATGAATTAAGCAAGCACCCCGGAAATCTGACAGTATGGCTCTGCTCACCAGGCGGCGATGTGTTCGCAGCAAGTCAGATTTATACAATGCTCAGAAATCACAAAGGTAGAATTACTGTAAAAATTGACAGTCTTGCAGCGTCTGCAGCATCAGTTGTTGCTATGGCAGGTGATGAAACACTGATTTCACCTACTGGCATGATTATGTGCCACGATCCATCTTGTATTGCATCAGGAAATAAGGCTGACATGGAAAAGGCAATTGAACTTCTGGAAGAAGTCAAGGAATCCATTATCAATGCCTATGAAGAGAAAACGCATCTCAGTCGTGCTAAAATTGCAAAAATGATGACGGAAGAAACATGGCTCAATGCGAAAAAGGCACTTCAGCTTGGGTTTGTTGACGGTATTCTTTTTACAGACAAGAAAGATAAACCACAGGCTGAACCCGATGAGGAGGAAGAAAACGATGAGCCATTGAAAACAGAACCTACAGAAGAACCAGATGAAAATGAGGAAGAACAGAAACCGGACAAGCAAAGAAAAACTCCCGATTCTATGATTTATTCTCCCTCAAAAACAACTGCATCACTGATGCAGAAAATATCCGCATCTGCACCGAAAGGTGTTCCCATAAATCAGCTGGACAAACGTCTGGCATTACTGAAATAACAAGGAGGAATTTACTATGACTATTAAAGAACTGAGAGAAAAAAGAGCTAAGGCTTGGGATGATGCAAGAGATTTTCTTGACTCCAAGCGAAACGACAGCGGTCTGCTTTCCGAAGAGGACAGCAAGACTTATGATGATATGGAACAGCAGATTGTGGCTTACGGAAAGGAAATTGACCGTCTTGAACGGCAGGAAAAGCTTGCCCGTGAAATGAATGCTGCAACGTCTGTACCTCTTGTATCTGCTCCCGGCGCACATACAGAACAGTCGGAAAAAACAGGTATTGCATCGGACAGCTACAGCAAGGCTTTCTGGAATAATATCCGCAACCGCAATTATATCGATGTTCGTAATGATTTACAGATCGGCACTGACTCCGAGGGCGGTTATCTCTGTCCGGACGAGTTTGTGCGCCTGTAAAAGGCGATGTTTACAGTAGATTAGGCTCTACACCGCACAGCAGAGCGGTTGTCAATCTGCCTAACCGATGACAGGAAACTGGACACGGGAACACAGCACGGCAGAAACGCAGGAAACGCCAAAAGGATATGAGGCGAGTAGTACCTGCAATGACAAGATAACATAAGGATAAGGCTGGATTGCCAAAGCAAAGGTTAGCTCCTTTTTCCGGGAAGGGTGTGGAAATTATCCTGAAACCACTTTCATGATTCCACCATAATATTGAATTCGTTATGGTGTCTGCTATAGGTCATGAAGCAAGCGTGAGACCACGTGAGATAAACCGAAATGCTATCCGACAGTTATCACTTGCCTATAAGCATCGTTAAACAGGGATTGCCTAAGTGGAAATGCCGAAAGGCTATGTCTATTCGAGACTGAATATTCCATATGGCAACGGAGCTTCCGTAGTAGTCCGAGGTGGGTAACGCCCACTACATGGCGAAGGGAAGCAGTTTGTTAATTCCAAAGTAAGAAGATGAAAGGGAGGAGAATCCTCATGAATCCAACATCGGAGATTTTGGAGCGTGTCAATAAAAGTTCCTCGGAACATCATGACGGAGTCTTTACAAGGCTCTTTCGCTACCTTCTGAGAGAGGACATTTATTTTGCAGCTTACCAGAAATTATATGCAAACAGTGGAGCAATGACTCCCGGAAGTGACAACGACACAGCTGACGGTTTTAGTGCTGAATATGTGTATGAACTGATTGAAGAATTGAGGTTAGGAAAGTACAAGCCGAAGCCTGTGCGCAGAGAATATATCAGGAAACAGAACGGAAAAATGCGCCCACTGGGTATTCCGTCATTTCGAGATAAACTTCTGCAAGAGGCGGTTAGAATGTTTCTGGAAGCAATCTATGAACCGTTATTTTATGACCAGTCACATGGTTTCAGACCGGAGAGAAGCTGTCATACAGCTCTAGACCAGATAAAGACAAATTTTCGTTCTGTAAAATGGTTCATAGAAGGTGACATCAAAGGTTGTTTTGACAATATAGACCATGCAGTGCTTATCAAGACGTTAGAAGTCAAAATCAAGGACAGCAGATTTATCAATATTATCAGAGCTTTCCTGAAAGCAGGTTATGTGGAAGATTTTCAATACCACACAACGCTCTCCGGTACACCGCAGGGTGGAATTATATCCCCTATCCTGGCAAATATCTACCTGCATGAGCTTGACCGAAAAGTCATGGAACTCAAGGAAAAGTTTGATAAGCAGTCTACACGACACCAGACACCGGAATATCTTCATTTAGCAAAAAGACGACAGACACTTCAGAAGAAGATTGACCGGGTAAAAGGTGAAGAACGTGAGCTGGCAATTAAGGAATATAAAGCGGTGTGCAGCCAAAAGCTGAAAACACCTGCCAGAATGTCCGACGATAAAAAGCTTGTATACTGCCGATATGCTGATGATTTTCTAATTGGAATCAGCGGAAGCAGAGAAGACTGTGAAGAAATTAAAGAGATTCTGAGAGAATTTCTATCAACGCAGTACCATTTAGAGTTGAGTGCTGAGAAAACAAAGATCACACACAGTGCTGAACGAGTACGTTTCCTTGGTTATGACGTTGCGGTACGCCGAAGCCAGAAGATAAAGAAAAAGGCAAACGGTGTTAAACAAAGAACGCTGAATAACTCTGTAGAATTAACTGTACCTCTCGAAGATAAGATCATGCAGTTCCTGTTCAAAAACGACATCATAGAACAAAAACCAAACGGAGAAATCTGGGCGGTTTGCGTTCCAAGATTAAGACATCTTTCGGAAGTGGATATTGTGAACAGGTATAATGCACAAATCCGTGGCATTTGCAATTATTACTGCTTAGCAGCGAATTATGATAAGCTGAATTATTTCCGTTATCTTATGGAATATAGCTGTCTAAAGACGCTTGCAAGCAAAAGCAACAGCACAACGAGAAAAATCATCCAAAAATATCGTCATGATGGCAAATGGGCTATTCCCCATGAAGTTAAAGGCGGTATCAAATATGCAAAGCTTGTCTCGTTAGCTGACTGCAAAGCCGGTAAGTTGATGTCCGATAAAGACCCATGGCAATACAAATCCTTTGACCCGAAAAAGCTGTCACAATATGTGCGGTTAAGCGCAGGGGTATGTGAGCTGTGTGGTGATAATAGTGATTCCTGCTGTATTTATCATGCAGGTAAAATGAAGAATCTGAAAAGCACTACGGAATGGGGCAAGAAAATGCTTCACATGAGACGTAAAACGTTGATTGTTTGCCCGAAATGCTTCAAAAAGATTCACAGGGAACAAAATAAATGACATGTCAATAATGAATGGAAAGCCGTGTACATCGAGAGGTGTAAGCACGGTTTGGGAGGGGCTTTGTGCAAACCTGTCATCGAAAGATGATAAGGCGGCACACTGCTACCTCACGAGAAAAAGCTGATCTCATCACTTGAAGAGGAAAACGTTTTTCGTCCTCTTGCCACGAAAATTCAGACTTCAAGCGGCGACAGAAAAATTCCTGTCATTACCCAGAAGGGCGAGGCGGTCTGGATGGAGGAGGAAGAGGCATACACCCTTTCCGACGACGCATTCGGTCAGATTGCACTTTCTGCATACAAGGTAGGCACAGCAATCAAGATTTCAGAAGAACTTCTGAACGATTCTGTTTTTGACCTGCCCAGCTACATTGCTAAGGAATTTGCCCGCAGAATCGGCACCAAGGAAGAAGAGGCATTCCTCATCGGTGACGGTAAGGGCAAGCCTACCGGTATTTTTGCCGCAACAGGCGGTGCTGAAAATGGTGCGACATCAGCCGGGGCAGCTATTACTTTTGACGATATGATGGAACTTTTCTATTCTCTGAAAAGTCCTTATCGTAAAAAGGCTGTATGGCTGCTTAACGAGCAGACATTGAAGGCTCTTCGTAAAATCAAAGATGCAAACGGAAATTTTTTGTGGCAACCTTCAGTTTCACAGGGTATTCCCGATACTATTCTGAACAGACCTTATGTTACCTCTGTGTATGCACCAACACCCGATGCCGGAAACAAGGCAATTGCATTTGGTGACTTCTCATACTATTGGATAGCTGACAGACAGGGACGTTCTCTCAAACGTCTGAATGAACTGTTTGCAATGAACGGACAGATAGGTTTCCTTGCGTCACAGCGTGTTGACGGAAAGCTGATTCTTCCCGAGGCAGTAAAGACACTGACTATCAAAGGCACTTCCACGGCAAAGGCGTGATTTGAATGATTACTCTTAAAGAAGCGAAAAATTATCTGAGGGTGGATTATGATGAGGACGACAAACTTATTCAGAATCTGCTTTCCACATCAAAACAGCTTGTTATGGACGTTGGCAGAATGAGTGAAGAGGACTTTTCTGTAAATGAAGATACGGTGCGGACGGCTATGCTGTTTGCACTCGGGTATCTTTATGAAAACCGAAGTAATCCCGACTACAAAAAGCTGACGTTGAATTTACGTTCTATTCTTTTTGCACAGAGAGAGGGTGTTATCTGATGGAAATCGGAAAGCTGAATCAGCGAATCACGATACTTGAACACAGAACAGTAACTGATGAAATCGGCAACCACATTACAAAATGGGAAGAAAACTTTTCATTATGGGCAAGTGTTACCTCGAAATCAGTGACAGAAACCACCGATGCAGGAGTTACAAAAGAAGTACAGAAACTTGAATTCTTGATAAGGCAAAGTCCTGCATCACTTAACTTGGGTAGTACAGCTTTCCGTATTCTTTTCAGAAACAATATTTATGATATCACAGGAATTACACCTTATTACGACCACAACAGCTATATGAAAATCGAAGGTGAAACGAGAAAGTCGGGTGATTTCGATGACATCAATTGATAATCTTGCAGATGAGATTATGAAAGGTCTGACAGAGTATTCTGATCTTGCAGATATGGAAATGAAAAAAGCTGTCCGCAAAACTGCAACTGCTGTAAAAAAAGAAATCTCTGCAAATGCTCCCAAGCGTACAGGCAAATATGCTAAAAGCTGGACAGCAAAAAAGACAAAAGAAAACAGCCATTCCCTTGAAATGACTGTGCATTCAAAAAACAGATATCAGCTGGCACACCTTTTGGAGAAAGGACACGCCAAGCGTGGCGGTGGTCGTGTATCAGGCAGACCGCATATTGCACCTGCAGAAGAAAATGGAGTACAGATGTTTGAAAATCTTATCGAGGAGGCTTTGGAATGACATACGAACAGATAAATGAAATGATGGAGGAAATTGGACTGCCTTTCGCCTATCATCATTTTGCAGAAAGTGAAAGTCCGGCTCCACCATTTCTGATATTCCTTTCTCCCGGTGAGAATACTTTCTCTGCTGACAACTATATGTATTTCAGCTTTAAACAGCTGGATATTGAACTTTATACAGACATTAAGAATCCTGAACTTGAATCACAGATAGAACAGGTTCTTAAACGTCACAAGATTTATTACACAAAATCAGAAGTATGGATAGAGTCGGAAAAGCTCTATGAAGTGCTTTATGAAACGGAGGTATGACAATGTCTCAGAAAAAGAATAAGGTTAAATTCGGACTTAACAAGGTCCATTATGCAAAGATAACCGGCTGGTCAGCTGATGATGTTCCAACATTTGCACCGCCTGTTAGAATACCCGGTGCGGTATCGCTTTCAATGGATGTTAACGGAGAAAATGAGAATTTTTTTGCCGATAACAGTGTCTATTACGTCATCAATAACAACGCCGGATATACAGGTGACTTGGAAATTGCACTTATTCCCACAGATTTTTCAACTGATATTCTGGGAGAAGTCCTTGATACTAAGGGCGTTCTTGTGGAGAAGAACGATGCAGAGCCGCAGCAGTTTGCACTGCTGTTTGAATTTGAGGGCGATAAGCATAAGATTCGTCATGTTATGTACTGCTGCAGTGCAAGCAGACCGAAAACGGAATCTTCCACCAAAGAAGAAAGCACGGAGGTAAAAACTGAAACGCTTTCCCTCAAGGCAACTGCACTCCCTGACGGACTTGTTAAATCCAAGACCTGTGAAAGCACTGATGAAACCACATACAATAACTGGTATAAGTCAGTGTATATTCCCACATTTGCAGCGTCCACCACAACTACAACAAAGACATCATAAGGAGGTACAGATATGGCTATCAAAAAGGATATTGTTATTGACGGAATTACCGTTCCTTTCAAGGCGAGTGCAGCTGTGCCTCGCCTGTACCGTCTGAAATTTCACAGGGATATTTACAAAGACTTTGCATCACTGAAAACCGATGTTGCAGAGGGTGATGAAAACAAAAGCGAACTTGACATTGAAAGCCTTGAGGTATTTGAGAATATCGCATACATCATGGCAAAACACGCTGACCCTGAAAATGTTCCCGACAGTCCGGATGATTTCCTTGAAAGATTCAATACATTCAGCATTTATGAAATTCTTCCACAGCTTATTGAACTGTGGGGCCTCAATACTGCTGTGCAAGTTGAGTCTAAAAAAAACATCGCCCGACTGACCGACCGATGACAACGCCGCTTTTTCTACTAAGATGCAAACAGCTCGGTCTTTCTATGACCGAGCTGGATTTGCTTACGATTGGTTTAATCAATGATATGTTCACCGAGCGTGAAAATGATGATTATGAGGGCTGGCATGAAGTCGCAGGACAGGCGGACTTCGATGCATTTTAACCTTTAAAGACGTTTGTCCTGTGATAATACAAATAGACTTTCATCTCTTCACTGATTAACTCATCAGAAATTCTCATCTTATCGTTGACATTCAAAAAAATCTTATCCGTGTCACTAAGTTGACTTGAAATCATTATATGTCCCTCATCAGAAAATGAGATGTATCCTTTATCAAAAAGTTTATCATGGTTAGGACACAGCAGCAGTCCATTGAATTTGGAAAGCTTTTCATTAGGATCACTCTTTGACCACGGCTTAATGTGACTGGCTATTAAAAATGATTCATTTGAAACGCCGCATAATGCGCATCTTTTATGAAATCTCTTAATCATTTGGTCTCTAAATACGCCTTGATTAACACGCTGCTTAACAAGACATTCATATTCTTCACCTTTAATATCGGAGTTTGCTTCGACGGTGCAAATTAGTTCATTGAGTGCTTTTTGATAATCATTGAGATAATTCTGCACAATTTGATTTATTTCATCATTACCATACCAGATATTACAACGTCCCATTCCAGTGACTATTCTTTTTCTTTGCTCACTTGGAATTAAGATTGCTTGTTTTGTTGTAATATTATATCCGGCTCCTTCACATTCGGAACGCTGTGCAGCAATATTATCAGGTATCGGCTGTTTCTTTCTGTACACAGTTGCATCTATGTAAAAGCCTACAATCTTAGCTTGGTGGCATACCCAGACAACAAGCACCCCATCTATGTAATCAGCATTTGGTGAAGCACCGAAGTTTCTTTGAATATCGATAGTATCATGTGTAGATTGGACATAGCCATAGTACAGATTATCATGTCTCGTGAAATTATTAACTTCAAGTGGGACATTGTTTTCTGTATAAGAACCACCGCCATGATAATCATCAATGACGAAACCATTGTATTCATCCATTTCTCTTACATTACAATACAGTATTTTCATTACAATCACCTCTTGGCAGGAAGCTGTTTTTTTCATTATATTCTTTTTTAGCAAAAAAGTCAATATTTAGAAAGGAGAAAAACCGCATGGCAAACAGAATCAAGGGCATCACCGTTGAGATCGGCGGTGATACCACCAAGCTTTCCAAGGCTCTTGAAGGCGTCAACAAAACCATAAAGAACACTCAAACACAGCTGAAAGATGTGGAAAAGCTGTTGAAACTTGACCCAAAGAACACAGAACTCCTTTCGCAGAAACAGAAACTTTTAGCTGACAGCATTTCTGCTACAAAAGATAAACTTGCAACACTGAAAACTGCCGCTAAACAGGCAAACGCTGCTCTTGCCAATGGTGAAATCACTCAACAGCAGTATGATGCATTACAGCGTGAGATCATTGAAACTGAACAGGAACTTCGCAATCTCGCAAGTGAAGCCAATAAGGCGTCTGATTCCCTTTCCAAAATTGGTGCGGCAGGTGAAGTTTTACAGAATGTGGGCGACAAAATTTCTGATGTAGGCGGTAAACTTACCACCCATGTTACTGTTCCGATTATGGCAGCAGGAACAGCGGCTGTAAAGACTGCATCGGATTTTGATTCTGCTATGTCAAAGGTTGCGGCTGTATCCGGTGCTACCGGTGATGACCTTGACAAACTTCGTGACAAGGCTCGTGAAATGGGCAGTAAGACAAAGTTTTCTGCATCTGAAGCCGCTGAAGCTATGAACTATATGGCTATGGCAGGCTGGAAAACAAATGATATGCTGTCGGGTATTGACGGCATCATGAACCTTGCCGCTGCCAGTGGTGAAGATTTGGCAACAACCTCCGATATTGTTACAGATGCACTCACAGCTTTCGGCTTAACAGCCGCTGACAGTGGCCATTTTGCTGATGTTCTCGCTGCCGCATCAAGTAATGCAAATACAAATGTATCAATGCTTGGCGAATCATTCAAGTATTGTGCTCCTATCGCAGGTGCTTTAGGCTTTTCCTGTGAAGATACAGCTGAGGCTCTCGGTCTTATGGCTAATGCAGGTATCAAGTCAACGCAGTCCGGTACATCAATGCGTTCCATTATGACAGCACTTTCAGGTGATGTGAAATTTTGCTCTGAAACATTCGGAGAAATGGAGATTGCAACCACTAATCAGGACGGCTCAATGAGAGAACTTTCTGATATTCTCGCAGACTGCCGTGTTGCTTTTAATCAGATGACAGAATCCGAAAAAGCAAGTGCAGCACAGGCTCTTGTCGGAAAGAATGCTATGTCCGGTTTTCTTGCACTTATGAACGCAGCACCGCAGGATATTGATAAGCTGTCCGGTGCAATAGCTGAATGTGACGGAACATCTCTTGCAATGGCTGAAACCATGCAGGATAATCTTGGCGGTCAGCTGACTATTTTAAAATCACAGCTTGAAGAACTTGCTATTTCTTTCGGTGAAATTCTGATGCCTGTAATCCGTGATATTGTCACGAAAATTCAGGCATTTATTGATAAACTTAACGCAATGGACCCTGCCACGAAACAGACGATTGTAAAAATCGCTCTCGCTGCTGCGGCAATGGGTCCTTTATTAGTCGTTATTGGAAAGGTCATATCATCAGTAGGCGGTTTGATGTCTTTTATCAGTAAAGTTCCTACAATGATTGCAGGTGCTAAGACCGCCTTTTCTACTCTTGGAGCTGCAATTGGTGGTATATCTGCTCCTGTTGTGGCAGTTGTTGCTGTAATAGCGGTACTCATTGCAGCATTTGTACATCTGTGGAATACTAATGAGGGTTTCAAAAACAGCATACTTTCTATATGGGAAGAGATAAAAGCTACATTCGAAAGGCTTACTTCCGGTATTGTTGACAAAGTCAACGCTCTCGGCTTTGAGTTTGAAAACTTCGGAGAACTTGCAAAGGCTGCATGGAACGGACTTTGTGAACTGCTTGCACCTATGTTTGAGGGCGTATTTCAGAATATCTCAAATATCTTTACTCTTGTTACGGATACTATTTTAAGCCTTCTTGATGTGTTTATTGGTCTGTTTACCGGTAACTGGGAGCAGTGCTGGAACGGTATAAAGGGCATTTTCGTAGGTATATGGGATTTCTTTGTAAATACATTCAGCAATATTTTTGATATGCTTAAAGGTACGGCAGACGTATTCCTCGGCTGGTTCGGTACTTCATGGGATGAAGTGTGGACGGCAATCAAGGATTTCTTTGTTGGAATCTGGGACAGTATATGTTCTTTCTTCCAGTCAATTGCTGATTTCTTTGTAAACACATGGAATGCCATATCCACGTTCTTCACAGGCATTGTAACTGCTATTCACGATACAGCAGTTTCCATTTTTACTGCTGTTTATGATTTCTTTGCAGGAATCCTTACAAGCATACACGATTTCTTCTCTAACATTTTCAACGCAATATGGACGGTCATTTCTACTGTATGCACTACAATCTACGATACAATTTCAAGCATATGGAATGCGATATATGAGTTTATTTCACCGCTTTTGGACGCATTAAAGTATCTCTTTGAAACCATTTTTGAGGCTATCCATATTATCATTAGTAATGTTATGGACTGGATTTCTGAAAAGATACAGGCTATCTGGAATGCGATTGTTGGGTTTATTACTCCACTTCTTGAGGGAATCAAAAACTTTTTCCAGACAATATGGAATGCAATTTCTACTGCGATTTCCACAGCTTTGAATGCAATTTCAAATACCATATCAAGTGTATGGAATGCAATTTCAGGCTTTATTTCCGGTATTATGAATACAATCAAGTCTGTATTCTCATCAATCTGGAATGCAATCAGCGGTGCGATTTCAAGTGTTGTAAATGGAATCAAAAACACCATTTCTTCTGTCTGGAACAGCATTTCCTCTACGATTTCATCTGTGATGAACACCATAAAATCAACCGTAACAAGTATATGGGGCAGCGTAAAATCAGCCATTTCCAATACAATTGACAGCATATACACCACTATCAAGGGTGGATTTGATAAGGCTGTGAATTTTGTAAAGGGACTGGCGAGTGATGCTTTCAGCTGGGGTTCGGATATTATCAGCGGTATTGTTGATGGTATAAGAAGTTGCATCAACTGGATTTCAGATGCCTGTACAGATGTAGCCGATACAATCAGAAGTTATCTGCACTTTTCTGTTCCTGATGTAGGTCCGCTGACTGAATACGAAAGCTGGATGCCAGACTTTATGCAGGGACTTGCTGACGGCATCAAAAAGAGTAAAAAGGTTGTGGCAAAAGCTGTATCCGGTGTTGCCGATACAATGAAACTTTCGCTCACTTCTGAGCTAAACTACAAAATGGACGGAATGACAGGTGCTATAATGAATGGTTCCGCTGAAAGTTCTGTTGTGAATAACTACTACAATAATGACAACAGCCGTACAGTGAATCAGACCAATAATAGTCCGAAATCACTGTCACGGCTGGAGATTTACAGGCAGACGAGGAATGCAGTAGAAATATAAAAAGGAGCGATTTTGGTCGCTCCTTTTACTCTGCAAACTGGAATTTATTCATGTAAAATATAGCGGAATGGTGTGCCTGAGCACTGCTCTGTTTCAATTATAACGAAATCATCGCATATTATGATAGCTGCCATACCATTTCCTAATACGAGATCTAATGCGTCTGCCAATGAAACGTATTTTTGGTCTAATTCTTCATGATAAGCCATAATATAACATGATTTCGGCACTTTATACTGTTTTGTGATTCTTAAAATTTCATCGGGAAACAAATTGTTTCCGCTATAAGCAATTCTTTCCGTAACTATCATATCTTCTGTGTTGTGACAAAAACGCTCAATACCGTTTTTACGTTTCTTTCCGTTTAATTCAAAAAGCAATCTGTCCTGCTTTGCCTTTTTTATAAATCTTTTCACAAATGACTTTTCTGTTTTTTCAATCATGCTATTCACCACCAAATGCTGATTTGTAAAGCTAATGTCCACAATCATTTTCATATATTATACCCCACCCACATACACAAAGTCAATGAAAGGCAGGTGAAATTTTGTTCTACAAGCTCATTCTTGAAAACGAAACAGGTCAGCAGATCGACCTGTCCAGAACTGCAAACCGATATATGTTCTCCAAAATCAAGGGTCTGAACCCACCCACCGGAATAGTCAGCACTTCAAGCTATGCCGGAATGGACGGCTCATATCTCAATAATGCTTATATCGAGAAAAGAAACGTAGTAATTCCTTTTGAAATGCGTGGTTTGGGCATTGAAAAAAGACGGCATGAACTGTATAAAGTAGTCAAGCCGTCACGATATATCAAGATTTATTACGCCACAAAAAATATTTCTGTATATGCTGAGGGTATTGTAGAAACCTGCGAAATGGAGAATTTTGAGATGCTGACCAAAGGGCAAATATCAATTGTCTGTCCCGATATTTACTGGTATTCGAGCGAAAGCCAGATAGCTGAATATTCAAGAATAACAGGAGCATTTCACTTCATTTTTCCCGATAATGATGAGCCTTTTCCGATTGGCAAGTATAACACCCAGAACATTATGACCATAGTAAATGACGGTGATGAGGTTGGCTTTACTCTTGAAATCAGCGGTGGACCTGCAAAGAATCCGACTATCTACAATGCTGTAACAGATGAATATATGCAGATTACTGACGAGATTAAAGAGGGCGATGTCATCACCATAACCACGAAAACAGGCAATAAAACTGTTACTTTGGAGCGTGAGGGTGTTGTTACAAATATCATAAACAGGCTTGTCAGCGGTTCTACATGGCTGACATTAAGACCTGGTGAAAACAAATTCTATGTCCGTGCATCTGAGGGGCTTTCAAAACTGAAAGTTCGTCTGATACATCGTAATGCATACTTGGGAGTGTGATTTATGCAGATTGAAATATACAATATGATTCCTGTGGAGGACAAACTATCCATAACCCTTGAAGCAATATGCGACAGCTTTTCTTCTCTTTTATGGGATATTGAATACTATTCCTGCGGTGCTTTTGAGGTATATATTGCAGCAAGTCCACAAAATATTGAAATTTTCCAGACAGGCAGAATTGTCGGGCGTGATGATGATATGGAACACTACGGACTAATTGAATCCGTTGAAATACAGACAGATGCAGAGGACGGCGACTATCTCATTGTGAGAGGCCGTTTTTTAATTTGTCTGCTTGAACGCAGGATAATCTATCCGACGGTGAATTTCACAAAGGAAACAGCATACGCAGACATAATAAAAACTGTTGTGCAGTTTAATGCTGTTGTATCCGGTGTAAGAAAGATTCCCGGTCTTTCCGTTGGAACTGCAATAGGTTCTTGCTGGGAACAGAAAACAAAACTCCAAATCAGCTATGATAATCTTATGCGGTGGATATATACAATTTGTGAGAAAATCGGCGGTACTGCAAATATACGGCTAAATAAAATCACAGGTGAACAGTATGAGATGATTCTTGAATTATCGGAAGGTGCGGACCGTTCCATTATGCAGGAAGAAAATCTGCATATTGTGTTCTCTGACGGATACAATAATCTGCTTTCATTTTCGTATGCTACTGATATATCTGAGCAAAAGAACTTTGCATATATTCTCGGCAAAGGTGAAGGAGAAGAAAGAAAACGTACTACATATTGTAATGGCAATGAACCTTCACATCTTGACCGCTATGAAGTGTATGTTGATGCAAAAGATATGTCAGATGAAGAACAGATTGACGGAGAAACAAAGCCTATACCGGAGGCAAAGTATATTGAAATGCTGAAAGAAAAAGGAAAACAAAGCATGGTTCTTCCGCTGACAGCATCCGAATCGCAGATTGCTGTACAGTCTACGCAATTTCGATACAACACCGATTACTTTGTCGGTGATTATGTTACAGTAGAACACCGCAGATTTGGTCTGAGGCAAAATAAAATACAGCTAATCGGTATGATTGAGAGTTTTGACCGGAACGGCAGGAACCTCACACCGACATTCAGGGAGGTATGAACATGGCATTTTCATTCGGATTTTTCAATTCAAAAAATCTTGACAGAACATATACTGCTGAGAACTTCTGCGACTATCTTGGCAGTATAATCTGTAACGGCATTCAGGATAATTATAGTCAGTGCTTCAAGTTGACTGCTAACAAATTAAAGCTGACTATTGGCAGCGGAAAAGCATGGATTGACGGTCACTATTTTCTTTCCGATACTCCGTACACATACGACCTTTCAAGCTATGTGAACGAATCACTGGGAAGATATTTGTCAGTTGGTATCTGTTGCAATACTGGTGAAAATTATCGAAAGATTGAGTTTGAGATTCTCGCCGGTACACCTGCAACATCACCGTCAATACCGAGATTCAAGGATACAGAAACCAAAACATATCTTACACTTTGTGCGATAAGAATTGATGCAGGTGCGACTGAAATCAAAGTAACTGATTATCGAGAAAATACAACATATTGTGGTTATGTCCGCTGTATTCTCGGTAAATGCAAGGTCACAGATATGATGTCACAGCTGGCTGAAATTACAGAGCAGATGAAAGACTATAATACAACAATTGCTCAGCTTACAGGAAAGATTGATGAGCTTACTTTAAAAGTTGATGAAGTGACGGGTGATGTGGTATCTATTGGCAAATGTGGTGAGAATATTAACTTTACACTTTTTTCTGACGGTAAACTAATTCTCAAAGGTACTGGGGCAATGTTTGACTATGACAATAGTTCAAACGCATCTCCTTTTAAAGATAATCCTGATATTAAGTCGGTTATTGTGTCAGAGGGCATTACTTCTATTGGTGAGTATGCTTTCGAGTATTGCAATAACTTGAAAACGGCTGTACTTCCTACAACCCTTAAAGCAATCAAGAGAAACAGCTTCATGCCGCATATTGACGAATATATTGTTCATCAGAATCTTTACGGACTTATAGAAATTACAATTCCTGCAGGCGTGAATGAGATTGCAAGGAACGCCTTTTCAGGAACTTCAATAAAATCAGTTACAATCCCTTCGTCTGTTTCAGTTGTCGGGGAAATGGCATTCAGCGAATGTCAGAAACTTGAAACTGTTCGTTACAGCGGTAAAATCATCAGTGACAGAATGTTTGTCCGCTGTATTAAACTAAAAAACTTTACCATAACAAAA